CATCATACAGCTCATCAAGATTGGCTCGATTCAGCGGTAGTGCTGATTGAACAGCTGCTAGTGCACCTCTGCTAAACCCAGCAGGTGCATACCATGGGAATCCAATTGCATCATTAAGTGAAAATGCGCCGAGAACGCTGACTGATGGTGGGACCTGGACATTTGTTAGAGTTGTCGGATCAGTGACAATTGTATCTGGGAAGTAAGCTGCTGCAAATGATGTATCAAGCGAACGATTCTTAAATGCTGCTACAGTATTTCCAACATGTACCTTTTCAATAGATCCTGTCACAACAGCATTCAGTGTATCTCTTTCCTCGACATCCATTATGTAAAGTGCATCAAATCTAGACTCTACAGCATCAATTGCAAAATCTGCAACAGAATCATGTCTAATTCCTGGAATAGCTAGTAGTTTTATGTCGACATCTGTCTTTGATGCCATGATGTTTACTGCCTTTCTATATGCTGCAACCGTTGATCCGTCTGTTCCGCCCTGATTTGATGAATCATCCATCTCACGCTTTACAGCAGTATTTAGGAATTTGGACTTTTGCTCATTAAAGATATTAACTCCGTCAAATCCTCCCTGCAGAATGAATGTGAACTTGGCAAATTTTCTATTGCCTGACTTCTTAAGATCATCGACCTTGAATGCACGTGTCTTCTCTGATGTGCTGGTTGGTATTCCTCCGGCTCTTGCATATGAAGCGCTGACCCATTGTGCCGGATCAGCTAGGCCGTCAGAGCCTGTTCTGATCTTTATCCTTTCGAGTGTGAATAAGTTGTTATTAAATCTATCACAATCTAGAATTGTTCCTCCGGAATCAGCTGTACCTTCGTTGTTTCCAACTGAAACATTTCTGATATCATCTCTAAAGACAGGAAAATACTTAGCAAAGCTATCTATTGTTGGATCATGCAGTCCCACCTTGTTAGGTTCAGCTGGACTCTCCTTTCTAGTAGTTTGAATACCCCAGTAAAGATATGTTGCAGCACGATCATTGGGAAATAGTCCCAGTTTAACACTCTCTCTCATTGGAACAGGTGGCTCAACGACATTCTTAAGAAGATCAGATGCATATCCAAATACCTGCTGATTGCCTCCAATGCTGGCAGAACGGACACCATGAAGAGGTTGTGTTCCAGAAGTTATTAGATGATTTGGTCCTCTTACGCCTAGCGGTAGTGATTCATCAGGAATTACTCCATTCTTTAAGACGCTACTCTGCTTGACCCTAATCAGATTTGACTGCACAGGGTGATCACCCTCTACAACAATTTTTTGTGATCCTGCATTCTTATCGAAGTCATAGAATACATTCTGGTCACCTATTACTCTAGCGATGTATCGATCTGATGATGGATTTAAACTCAACCCACGATACTGCTCAATCACCACCCTCTCATTATCAGAATCATAGAAATCTCTGACAACTAGATCAAAACTTCCAAATTTATTTGTATCTGAAGTTGATTTTTGAATATTCTCAATTGATATCTTAAACTTAGTGCTTACACCGGCACCATCATCAAGTGCATCAATTCTGAATAGGTTAAAGTTTGAACCACCGAAGTCCTGTGATATCACATACGGTGAGTGAGCTGTTGCAAATCTTGTTTGGAATCCCTCATAGTCTGGTGTGCCACCTGCTGTTCCTGCATTTCTTCCGCGAGCTCCTGTTGTCAGGAATGCAATTGGTTCAAGTATTGGACCTCCCGCTCCACCTATTTGAGTTCCGCTTCCAGGATGAATATATCCTACACCAGTTACGGCTGCAAGTGCTGGATGAATATCGTAGCTTGCGTAAAGAAAATGTCCCTTTTCCTCGATTTTAGAGGGATCTGTATTTAATACGTCTGAAAAATAGTTAGATGACCGGATGTCAAATGAGCATGACAGAACGTTAGGACTATCTGCAGTATTCTTGTGGCCGTTGAGCAGTATTCTAAACTCTTGATTAGATGTATTAACAGCACCTGTTATACAGCCTTGAAGACCTGCCCCGTGATTTCCAGCTATTGCAGGTCTTGTATTAGACGGTTGACTATTAGTTCCTGTGGCTGCTACTGTGGATGCAGAGAGCAGAGGTATTACACCTGAGGGAGCAAAGATCATACCTCTAAGAATCGGAGAGCAGCCATTACGGCCGCCTATGGATGATGTGGCTGGAGATGATGTCATCCAGCCTATGATTCCTGCATCAGTGAATATGGACGATCCGGCCGACTCAGACATATAGCATCCAAGAAGATGTGTTCTTCCGAGATTTCCATTTGGTACAGCGTAAGGATTTGCACCAATTAATCCATTGGATTGCGGTAGTTTTTCTCCTACTGTGAATCCTGCATTTGTCACCTTTCCAGATGTGGAATTCTTTTTCTTTCCGTCTCCAACACCTAAAACTCTAACATACGTGAGAGCTTGTGCATTTTTTAACCATTCACTCACAGCGAGCGGTCCAAATTTTTCACCGTCTGTATTTCCAAACTTTCTTGCAAAGTCTCTATAGTTTGCAACTGTAACAGGAACAAATGCAGGACCAAGCTCTGCAGTTCCTATGACACCTGCAGGTATTCCAACTGGACCTGTTTCTGAGCTCCGCCCAGAAAGATCAATTTCTCTTGTGCTAACACCAGCACTTCTAAAGATGATTTCGGCCATTTAGAACTTCTCCACAAGCATTATAGATAAATATCTCTTAATCAAAACTTACTCCAGCCGATGTTATTATAAAGTCAATAGCAATAAATTCAACTGCACGTGTAGGAACAAGAACTATTCTTCCGTTTAGTCTATTTTGCTCAACATCTTCAACTGTATTATTTGATTCATCCATAACAACACTAAACTGATCAATTCCCTGCTGCGTCTGAATTAACGAGAGCAGAGGTGTTACCTGAGTTACAAAACGAGCTCTTGTCTCAGGAGTATTCTGATCGAATACTATTTTATTTGCTATACCTGAAACGAGTCTTTTTACCTCAAGCAACATTCTTCTTACATTTACTCTATCTAATGCTGTTTGTGCTTGTTGCAAAGTTTTTTGTCCAAAAATAACAAATCCTGCATTTGGAAATGTTGCAATTGGGTTTATCCTAGACTCATATAGATTATCTCTATCATCAGCATTTAATCTTGTCCTTGTATTCACAACAAAGTCAAGTGATGCTCTATTAAAACCTGCTGGTGCAAACCAAGGGTATGAAACATTATCACTAAAAGCTAATGCACCCAATACTGCAACACTTGCAGGTGTCTCAACAGATCTATTGTTTATTGGATCGTCAATAGAGACGTCTGGGAAATAAGCAGCTGCATAATTTGTATCCAATGCCCTTGTGTCAAAATTCTCAATTGTCTTGGGCACATCAGGTCTTGCTGTACTGTCATTAAACAGTCTATTATTATCACCATCATACGATGGAACATCTATCACATAGATTGCTTTGCTATAATTTTCAGCTAAGTCTGTCACATAATCAGTGACAGCGCTATCTCTAATTCCTGGAATAACAATAATGTTAACACGTGATGCCATCTCATCTGTTAGTATCTCTGCTGCTGCTCGATATGAAAGTACAATATTGTTATTCTTTCCTGAGCCTACTGCCATCGATGTGCTTAGTCCTATATTAAGCGGGTTGCCATCAGTGTTTGATAGATCTGATTCAGATGCCTTTCCATTGCTATCAGACGAGGTTGCTCTGTCATTAAGTCTCGCCATATCTCTATCAAGAATATTGACTCCGTCAAATCCCCCATAGAAGAAATTTGTAAACTTGGCAAAGTTAGTAAATTTATTAAAGAAAACTGATCCTGTGAGTGAGACAAGAGTTGCTAGTGTTATTCTATCCTTTGCAATTCCTTCAGAAACAGCGTATGATGTTGCATTTGGTACACCGTTTCTAATATAGCATGTCTCAAGCATGTGATCATTCGCAGTTCCAGTTATTTGATTTGTGATAGCCTGATTAATTCCATCACGACCACTACCTGTTAGACTATCAGCAATAGTATTTCCTAAAACAACCCTTGCAAGTGTGAACTTATTATTATTAAATTCATCTCTTGCAGCGCCTGTGACAAGCAAGTCCATTTTTTCTATTCCTAATAGCTTGCTATAGTTTGCAATGAGAGGATTTGGAGTGCTAGATACATTTGTGTTAAGAATTGAATTGTCTAGAGAGCTACTGTTGGGAATTATCTCAAATTTTGTTCCCCAATAGAATCTTGCATCAACTCTTTCACTATTTCCCGGCGAGCCGGCAATAAGACCAGAACCAGATGTCGATAAGCTTCCTCTTGTTACCTTGAATCTATATGGGATAGGAGGAACAATTGATCCAGAAAGATCATCTTCAAGCCTTGTATGACCGGCGCCGCCGTCATCGGGTGTAAAGCTTAATCTTGAACCCTTGTCTCCTTGATTGGAATACGTTCCTGATAGAGGCGACCATGTTGTGTCTGTCAACGTCTCAGTTGTTTTTAATGCAGGGAAGCCTCTGAATCCGAAAGGTAGAGCGCTTGCAGGTGCTTCGCCATCAAGAACGTTTGGATGAAGGACTATTCGAACTCTTGGTGAGACATTAGGATACTTTCCAGACATTTGTAAGCGTCTTTCATCTCTAGTCTCAGCGTCAAAGTTATAGGAAATCTTTAGATCACCTATTTTTCTGGCTATAA